GATCGATGATTGACCGGATGTCGTCATCGGTCCCGATGAGTGCCATCGTTTGCGCCAGCGAAGTGATCAAGGCGCTTGGGCTATACTCGGGGGTCTCGTCTTTGCGCGCCGTGCTTGCAGCCGTCTTGATTGCAGCGATGATTTTCTCGGCCTCGGTCTTGGCTTCGCGCTGTTCTGGTTCGATCTCACCGGCAGCGATGGCGCGATTTGTGAGACCCTTCCGGATATCCTTCATGCGTGACCCGATCTGTTGAGTGACCCAACGCTTGCGTGCTTTGTCGTCGTCAGATAATGTCTTGACCTCGACCTTGAACAGCGCCTGATCCTTTTGGGCAAAACCTGCCAGCACATTACCCTTGATCGTCGCGTACTGCTCGGGGGTCGATAGGCTGTCGGCGCTGTCTTTACCCTCGGGCGAGATCGTGTGACCCGCTCGCATACCGGCCTCGAAAGCATTGTCGAGGTGCGCGCCTTTCTTTTTCTCGCCCTCGGTCGTCGCCGTTGAATAGCCCTTGACCGCTGTAAATGCCGCTGTGTGGATTTCTGTATTCATACCTTATAACTCCTTAGTGGCCGGACGGAATGCCTCGACCTGTTAACGTATTATAAGGATCAAGCGCCCGATGTCAAATGATGGTCAATAGTGGAATATAATGGTCTGTTAGGGTTTCCCCTAACATTGCAAAGGGTACCCGCCCCCTATGCCCCGCTGTCAGGTAGCAGGAGTCCCAATTGTTATATATTACTAATCTACACAAATGTTTTGCTTTTTTCTGAGTTTAAACCCCTTTTTCCACTAGACTCGACCCCCACCCCCTCTATACAGGGAACACCCCCCGGTAGGAGTCCCAACCTACTTGCATAAAAAATTATTTTTCGGTATAAACCGTTTTAGACGGTTAGGTATGTAGTCATGGCAGAGCGAAGACCAGAGTGGCAAGCGTTGGGGTTTAGTAGCCCTGAAGCCTACGAAGACGCTAAAGCTGCGTCTGAAGAAATGCTTAAGATCGAGTACCTCATGGGGGTTCAGGATAAATTACCCGAAGGGTACAAGATGAACCAAGGGCCGGGAGCCGTGCTTACTGCGCTCGGACTATACGGTGACCAAACAGATAACCCACAATTCAGCCAACCTGCAAACATAAGAAGCTACACCAGACCTATAGGCAGAACCGGCTTTAGGACATTAGGGCGATACGTAACCCCCCACCAAAATTATGCCGGTGCCATGTCTTTACCGGAGTATGAAGAGATACTTAGCGATCGATTTAGTGGTATTCAGGCCGCTATTGTTGGTGGCCCTACTCAAGAGGATGATGTTTTTGTAGATCAGACACTACAATACAATAAAGTTGAAGGGAATCCATACGAAGATGTGTTAAAGCATGAGTTGCGGCATAGAGGGCTTTCTTCCGAAAGAGCGGCTAGGCTAAATGATGTGCCCGAAGGCGCGGGCAGACTTAGTGAAGAGTGGAAGAAGCGGGGTAATCTAAGGGATGTAGAACGCCGCGAACACCCTATATACGAACTTATACGCCAGTTGCAAGTAGGCGAAGAAAACATAGAGGAGTTGGGGTTTTCGGAAAAACAGTACCTGAGAAACCTAAACGAACTGGAGGCGAACCTTTTAGAAGGCATGACCGAAGAACAACGTATGCGGTTAGGGTTCTTGCCGGAAGAACCGGGATTCCTAGATAAGTTAATGAGTATAATGGATTAATGTTGCAAAAAATTATTTTTCGTGTACATTTGCGGTAACGGTTAACAACCTGCGTACATCTATGACAGTAGTGCTTCATCCAGAAGTTGGAATACCCTTATCTGTGGACATGTCCTATGCAGATCTCCGCGTTCGTGCGGAAGCGGCCTGCAATACTGCGTTATATTTGTCCGAACACGGCCTAGACATAGCGCCAGACAAGGGCGATAAGACCATAGCAGCAGGTCTAGCCGTGGAATACGCCGAAGACCCTATAAAAACGTCTAAGAAAGTGAGTAACCCCAAGGCTGCTAAGATGACCCCTGCCTCATTAGTGCTTACTAACAGCATCCTGCAAGAGTTTGGGCAGTCTGTAGCTGAGAGCGCCACCCAGATACGCCATCTTGTAACCAATAAGCTGCTACTAGAGTCAGAGAACCCAGACCCACGGGTAAGAATCCGTGCCCTAGAGCTGCTAGGCAAGATCTCAGACGTTAGTTTGTTTGCAGAGAAGTCAGAAGTGACCATAACGCACCAGTCTACGGACGACCTGCGTTTGAAGCTGCGTCAAAAGCTAGAGAAGTTAGTCAATCCACCCGAAGAATTGGGTGCCCCCATTGTATTTGAGGGGAAAGTTATTGACGTGGACGCAGAATTAGGGTTAACACCTGAAGAACCCGAGATATACGAAGAGTATGACGATGAGTGAGGTCGCCTTAGACTTTACAGAAGAAGAAATCCAAGTGATGTTGGATAATCTTGACGAATATACCCAAGATGAAGTCCTTGAGATTGACAAACTGGTCAATGAGCTGGATTCCCGTAAGAAAAACAAGTTAGCGTACGACGACCTGATAGAGTTTTGCAAAGCGATGATGCCTGAGTTCATTGTGGGTAAGCATCACCGCATATTGGCTGACATGCTGATGGCGATTGAGGGTGGGGACAAGGATCGAGTATGCGTAAACATACCCCCACGTCACGGTAAGTCCCAGTTAGTGTCTATCTTCTACCCAGCATGGTACTTAGGGCGAAATCCTAATAAAAAAGTCATGATGGTGTCGCATACTACTGATCTAGCTGTAGATTTTGGACGTAAAGTACGTAATTTAATCGGTGTAGACACCTATAAAGCGGTGTTTCCTACGGTTAGCTTGGCCTCTGATTCCAAGTCTGCAGGTCGGTGGAACACCAGTGTAGGGGGTGAATACTACGCTTGTGGGGTTGGTTCTGCCCTTGCTGGACGTGGTGCTGACCTGCTTCTAGTGGATGATCCACACTCTGAGCAAGACGTTATTAACGGTAACTTCTCGGTATTTGAGAAGGCGTATGAGTGGTACACGTTTGGGGCGCGTACGCGTCTTATGCCCGGAGGTCGGGTAGCGATTATTCAGACTCGTTGGCACATGGATGACCTGACAGGTCGTGTTGTGCGGGATATGGGAAACAACGAACGTGCTGATGAGTTCGAGGTAATCGAGTTCCCTGCGATCCTAGAGACCTCAGATAAGAAGACCGGTAAGCCTGTACAGAAACCGTTATGGCCTGAGTTCTTTGATTTGGAAGCACTGCTACGGACTAAGGCTTCTATGCCGGTCTTTCAGTGGAACGCTCAGTATCAGCAGGAACCCACGGCGGAAGAAGCTGCCATCGTTAAACGTGAGTGGTGGAGTATCTGGACTAAGGAAGATCCGCCCAAGTGCGAATATATTATCATGTCGTTAGACTCTGCTGCAGAGAAGCACAACCGTGCTGACTTTACGGCACTGACGACGTGGGGAGTCTTCTTTAATGATGAGGCCGAAGCGTACAACATCATCTTACTGAACAGTATTAAGAAGCGGTTGGAGTTTCCCGAGCTAAAAGAGTTGGCGTTGGAAGAGTACGCTGACTGGGAACCTGATGCGTTTATCGTGGAGAAGAAAAGTTCTGGTGTGGCGATCTATCAGGAGATGCGCCGTATGGGACTGCCAGTACAAGAGTATACGCCTCATAGAGGATCTGGTGATAAACTAGCACGTTTAAATTCCGTCGCTGATATTGTAGCATCAGGTATAGTATGGGTGCCCGAAACTCGCTGGGCAGAAGAAGTAGTTGAAGAGATTGCTGGATTTCCCTTTATGAGCCATGATGACCTAGTGGATTCGACAGTCATGGCACTGATGCGTTTTAGGCAAGGTGGATTCATACGCTTACCAACTGATGAACCTGATGACATACGTTACTTTAAACAACGACGTGGCGGGTATTACTAAGAGTATAAATTATGGCAATTGAAAAAGGCTTGTATGCTGCACCAGAAGGTATCGATGATCTGCTCGAAGGCGGGATGATGGACGGCGATATGATGGGTGCACAGTTAGAGATCGAGATCGTTGATCCTGAGATGGTTACGTTGTCTTTCCCTCT